GGGATGGTCCGCGAAGATCCCGCTTTCCTACGGCATCAACATCCCGTATGTGCTCGGGCGGAAGATGTGGCAGGCGTTGTCCGGCAAGAAGTCGGTGTCGGCCGCGGCTTCCGAGGCAGCCCGCTCCATGCTGGCGACCTTCAACCCGTTCGGAGGCGAGGGCGTCGCGGACGGTGGACACGGGTTCGTGCGCGCCCTTGCGCCCGACATCCTCGACATTCCGATCGATGTCATGCTGAACAAGGACTACCGCGGCAACGACCTGTACAAGGTGAGCCCGTACGAGACGGATCCCGTCCTGAGCGAGACTGGATCGCGCAGGGCTCCCGAGTCGATCAAGGCGTTCGCCCGCCTGCTGAACTCGGCGACGGGAGGCGACTACGCGACGAGCGGTTTCGTCGACATCCCGCCGGACGCCGCGTGGTATGTCATGCTCCAGATGACGGGCGGCACGGGCCGTGCGGTCGAGCGCATCGGGCGGACCGTGAGCAACCTCATCCAGGGATCGGTCGAGGTGTCCGACATCCCCGGCGTCCGCCGGTTCGTCGACGACTTCCCGACCGAGCAGCAGAACGCGAGCGCCTACTACGACATCCGAACCAGGACGGCCGCCGTCGAGGCCCGCATAGACAGGTACGAGACGGATCGCGAGAAGCAGGAGGCGGTGAAGCAGTCCGAGTTCACGGAAATCCAGCTGGCGATGATGCGGTCGGCCGAGAAGAAGCTCCGCGACCTGCGCAAGCGCGTCCGGCTCATGCGGGAGGCTGGGGTTCCCCAGGCCGAGACGGACAGGCTCGAGGCGGAGCTGAACACCGTGATGGCGGAGGCCGTGAGGAACATCAGGAGCGCGTCGCGATGAGCATTCAGGACGCAAACAGGCGCGACACGCGGGTCGTGCGCGTCAACAAGCGCGTGGCGGACAAGATCGACGGGTGGGCCGAAGCCAACGGCATGTCGATTCGCGAAGTCATGGACGCGATCGTGGAGGACTTCATGCTGGCCGCCCCCGGCATCCGCGAACACGCCCTGAAGCGATGGCTGCGCGACGGACGCGTGGCGGCGCGTCGCATCAGGTCCCGGCTTGGTCCTCAGAGCGTCGCCGCCTGGGAGCGTATGGTCCGCGAGGCGAACGCTGCACGGGCGCTCCGTCAGGGCGCGGAAGATCCCGAAGCATCTCCTCAAGACCCTGAAGACTGAACCTCAACAGGACGACATAGGCCGCCGTGGTGCCCTCCGGAGCATCGCCGTGCTCCGACTCCATGATCAGCATGCGAACGGCTCCCATGGCGATCTGGAGGGATTTCCTGCGGCGGCTTTCGGCCGTTTCGGACTTGTCGAGTTCTCGACGCGCCAATCAAAAGGGGCTGGCCGACTTGCGTCGACCAGCCCCCATGGGGGAAAAGATGAATCTGAGTGTAGCGGCGGTTGCCGGGATGTCAAGCCGACTGGTTGGGCAGCACGATCCCGATGACCGCGGCGGTCGCGGACGGGCTTTGGGGCAGCGTGGCGTCGCGCGAGGCGACCTTCGGCCACCGGACCGGTTCGCCGTCGTCGTCCAGTTCGTCGATGAGCGCGCCCTCGGCGGGTGCAACGCCGAGCAGCGAGATCATGCAATGCGCGCCTGGCGCAGGAGGAATATCCGGGTTCTCGTCGTGCATCATCGTTTCGGTGATGTAGGAGTAGAACCTGCGGTCGTCGAGATGGTCGGTGTTGCTCACATAGATGCCGATGAACTCGAGGATGCGGGCGACGGCGGCGCAAGCCTCGGGGAGTTCGGCGTCGGCCACGGCGCTCGAGGTGGGGAACACGATCCCCATCTTGGCGAGACGCTGCGCGTCCGTGGTCGTTGTCCTGATGTTGGCGTCGTACGCCATCCGCATCATCCACATGTCGATCTCGGTCGGGTTCTCCGGACCGTGGATCGCGATGAACTTGTCCCTCTTGCGCATGTGCGCCCGCGTCATGTCGTCGCGCTTGGCCTTGGCCTTCTTCATGTCGAAATCGAACTTCACGCTGCACCTCCGACGCGAACCGTCTCGACGATCGAGGTGCCCTTCGGCCACCGGCCCTTCGCGACCCAGGCGTCGTACATGTCGACGGGCACCGAGTACATGGCGTCGTCGGACATGCGCACCGCGTGGTGGTTCTTCTTGTGGGCGGTTCCGACGAAACGCTTCCAACGCTTCTGCCTGTGCAGGTCGCGGAGCGTGTCGGCGACCATGTCGTCGACGATCGCCTCGACGCCCATGTGCTTCTTGAACCAGTCCCTGTCGTCGGCGGAATCGAGGCTCGCCGACTCGAGCGCGGCCTTGACGCCAGCCTCGACATGGAGGCGGCTGCCGGTATCGAGCCACACGATCAGCGTCTGCCCGCCGTGCCCATCGTTCGAGGCGACGGCGACCTTGCGGCCGTCGAGGTAGACGGACGCGCGGAACGCGTTCGTCTCCTGGCTCAGGCGCGCCGAGTGCACGAGGCCGCCGAGCGTGACACGCGCGGTGAACGGCTTCATGGCGTTGCGGAAGGTGTCCCAACGGTTCTTGAATGCTGCGAAGGTTTCCATTGTCATCTCCTTTGAGTCGCGGCCCCATGCCGCGCGATGGTTGTTCTTGTTCACACCGCGGTGCCGACGCGGATCACATCGACGATGCGACGGCCGTTGTTCCGCGTGTTCTTGGCGACCCACTGGTCGTACCCCTTGGCGCACACCGCGAAGACCTGCCCGTCGGAAAAGACGACGATGTGGCGATTGATCTTGTGCCAACCTGCGACGAACCGCTGCCACTTGAGGTCGGTTCCGCGATTGCGGTGCAACTTGACCAGGCTGTCGACGATCGCGGCGGTGACCAGCGTCTTGGCCTTGCCGCGGGCCTTGTCGTTGGACCAAGTGATGATGGTCTTGGTTCCATGGCCCGCGTTTGCAGCCCAACCGACCTTGCGGTTGTCGAGGTACACCGCGGTCTGGAAGGATCCGGTCGACGGCGAGGTGAACATGTTCTTGAAATCGATGCGGGCGGTGGTGGAATTGCGGGCGGTCATTGTCATCTCCTTTGAGTCGCGGCCCCATGCCGCGCGCAGACATAGTAGCAGGTCTGCTAGTGCCTGTCAAGGACATTCCAAAGAAAATTTTTGGGCACAGCCGATACTGCATGCATGCACGAAGAGGAAGCCGACGAGGAGCCCGCGAAGACCTACGCCCTGGTGAACGCGTCCGAACTGGCGCAGAGCATCTCCAGGGTCAATGTCGCCGTGGCCCTGCGCGTGTTCGCCGAGTACCTCGAGCGCACCGACAGCATGACCGCGCGCGAGGCCCTGGCCGATGCGATCGCGACGACGACGGATCCGGCGACATACCACGGGCTGAAGGTCGAGGAGGAGGCCGCCTGCTACACGAAGGTGGCGATGACGATGCTGCTCGAGCTGGCGACCCGCAAACGGCTGCGATGACCATGGCGCTTTCGCGGACGGCCGGTACGCTGCCCACATGGCCAAGAAACGATTCGACTTCAAGGCGAAGCACAAGTCTCCGTCCGGCGGACTCAGCGAGGAGGGACGCCGCGCGTACAACCGCGCGACAGGCGGGAACCTCAAGCCTCCGCAGCCGGAGGGAGGATCGCGGCGCGACTCTTTCTGCGCGCGGATGGGCGGGATGAAGAAGAAGCTGACATCCGCGAAGACGGCGCGTGATCCGGACTCGCGAATCAACAAGGCGCTGCGCAAGTGGAGGTGCTCGTGAAGAAGAAGAACAGCCTCGTCGGCAACATCAACAAGCGTCGAAAGGCCGGTACCTCGAGGTCGAAGGCGAACTCGACCGTAGACGAGAAGCAGTACCAGGCGATGAAGCGCGGATGGAGGAAGTGATGGGCACGACCCTGGTCGTGATGGGATTCGGGATCGTCGCGTTCGGATTCGGGTTCTACATGGGCTCTTACGCCGAACTGCGCAAGCACATGGAGGAGCAAAGGCGATGGGACGAAGAACCGTGAAGGAGAAGCGCAATGCCGTTCAAGTCGAAGGCCCAGGCCAGGACGAAGTGAGGCGCGTCGACGCGCTCACGATGGACGGCCTCGACAGCGCGTTCGTCGGATTCGCTCAGCAGTGGGGACAGCCCGTGCTGGCGGTCTACGACCGCGACAAGTGCATCGACGCGTTCGTGAAGCGCGACGGCATGACGCACGAGGAGGCCCTCGAGTGGTGCGAGTTCAATGTCTTCTGCGCATGGCACGGGAAGGGCACACCGCTCATCCTCCAGCGTTGCACCGCTCGAGAGTTCCGGCGCATGGCAAGGGACGGTGAGATTTGAAGCCGCACCCCTGGAGCATGAAGGCCACGATCCGCCGCAAGCCTGGCACCGACATCGTCGACCGGCTGTCCGCCTGGCTCGACGAGAACGCGACCGCCCCGAAGACGGCGCCGATCGCCTGGAACGATGTGAACATGGCGTACAACGAGATCGTGAGGATGCGCAAGGCAATCGCGGACGCGGAGGCGAGCCGTGCAGCGCGGTGAGTCGGACGCGATGCTCGCGACGAGCGAGGTCGCCGTCATGCTCGGCGTATCCGTGCCGACCGTCGTCAGGCTGTGCAGGTCGAAGGACCTGCGCCACCACCGCGTCGGAGCACACCGGCGTTTCGCACTGAGCGACATCGTCGCGTTCGCGCGCGAGCGCGACATGCCGTTGCTGCTGCCTGAGAACTGGAAGGTCGAGCCGATGGTGCAGCGCATGCGCATGGAGATCGACAGCAAGTGCTTCACGGCCATCGAGTCCGAGCTGGCGTGGCGTCGCACGGCATGCCTGCTCTACCAGCAGGCGCTTTCGCGCTTCCTCGAGGCGCTCGCCAGGCGGCAGGCCGACGGTTCGGTTAGGATCGACAAGGAGGCGAGGAACGAACTCGTGGCGGCCGCGCGGGCCGTCGGCGTCGCCGAGGACGCGGCTGCGCAGTCGCGGCTCCCGTTCGTGCGGAAGGCCAAGGAACAGTGAACAGGAGAATCGAGATGGGAAACGACATCGTGGCGCGTTTGCGCGCCGAAATCGCAAAGAGGGAAAGGCCGTATCCAGTCGAGCTGCTGCCAGAGCTGGAAGACGCCGCAGCCGAGATCGAGCGGCTGCGCATAAGAAATGCCGATGACTTCCGCGAAACACCTACGGAACTGCGCCAGCGCGTGGAAACGCGTACAGCCGAGCTCGAGGACGCCGCCGATGAGATCGAGCGGCTGCGCGAGGCGCTCGGCAAGATCATCGAGAACGAGCACAACGAGCCCTACGCGGGGCAGTTCGCCCGCGATGTGGTGCGCGATCCCCAGGCGCACGGCAAGAAGTCGAACATAAACTTCCACTTTGAGGAAACCGCCGTGCTCGAGCTGAAGCGCGCCGCGGCCCTGAGCGCCGCCAGGGAGGCCGCCGCCGAGCGGAGGGCCGAAGAGGCCATGGCGATCGTCGAACGGCTCAGGGAGGCGCTCCGTGGCTGCGAAAGTCATCTCGGATAAGGTTCAGCGCAGCGTCGCCGAGGCTGGTGCCGCATGGAGGCTTTGGACGACCCTCGAAACGAACCTCCGCGTCGACTGGCTCGGCGGGCGGGGCGTCGACGCCGAGGTGTTCGGGCTGCATTTCGAGATCCCATACGACCTGGACGACGGTCCTGGCGTCGTGCTGCCCTACGACCGAGTGGCGTCTGCGCAGTCCCTTGCAATGTCGACAGGCTTGCGCGCCGTGGCCTTGTTCGACGCGGCGGACGGGCTATGGTACGCAAGTCTGCTCAGGGAGCGCGCGGCGGCGTCCATCGAGGTGCCGATTGTCCGTGAGCGGTGGCCTGCGGCGGCGCATGGAGGCGCGCCGCTTGCCTACAGGATGCCGAGAAGCACCCTTCATCGTGTGGCAGCCTTGCCGAGCCGATGAACGGGACACAACCCATGGGCATGCCGAGCCCGAAGGCCCAGGCCACGGCAAAGGAATGCGCAGCGCCTCCGTAGGCTGCGATCGTGCAAGACCTGCGGAAAGACCTACCGCAGGCTGGTTCGCCTCGAGCCACGCTCCAACGCATGCGCAGCGGGTCGCCACACGACGACCGAAATGGTGGACATGCGTCACGACCCGTAAGGTCGTTTTGCGTCCACGCCGAGCGACACACTGCGAAGCCAACCAGGACGGCACGGCAGGCGGGCCCCCCCAAAGGGGCCCGCTGTCGCCGTGTCAGGAGGGGTATTACAGGGACACAAGCCGGACGCATCTGGTCTAGCCGGGGGGGTCGCAGCGAGGCGAAGCCGAGCGAGAAGCAAGGAGCCGAAGGCGACGCGCAGCGAGGCGAAGCCGAGCGAAGACACAGCACACGAGCCGAAGGCGAGTAAGTGCTGTTCCGATTTGTAGTGTGGGTGTGCGAAGCGACCGATGCAGAAGTAGGATGGTGCGGGGAACACAGCCCCCCGCTGCTCCCCCCGCCGTCGGCAGGCATCATCCTTGAGCCGGACCTCCCGCCTGCGTTGGATCGATTTATTCAGCCCTTCGACTGCATATGCATCCCCAGTAGGTAACCCATGGCAAACGAACTGACCGTAACCGTCTCCCTCAAGGTCGCAAACGGCAGCCTCGTGCAGCAGCATGCGCCTGGCAGCCAGACGTTCAACCAGTCGACCGCGCTTTCGGTCGGCGGCGTCCAGCCGATCGGCCACACGACGCACGAGGCGCTGTACATCGGCACGGACATCGCGAACCGCGGGTGGTGCTACATGCGCAACCTCGACAACGCCAACCATGTGAGCGTCGGCGTCCTGGTGTCGTCGACGTTCTACCCGCTGGTGCATCTGGAGCCTGGCGAGGCGACGGTGTTCCGCATGCATCCGACGGCCGTCCCGTACGCTCAGGCGCAGTCGGCGACGGTGAACCTCCAGTACATGATCTACGCCGACTGATGTTCGACGCAGCCCGCAGCGACCTGCTTCGCCAGCGCGGTCTTCTCGCGACGTTCGAGACGACCGTCGAGGGCCTCATGCGCCAGCAGGGCATGACGCGCCGCGAGGCGCAGCGCGCCGCGCTTGGCGAGGTCGGCGTGACCGAGCGCGAGGTGGAGGAGGCCGTGCCCGGCTTCGTGTCGCGCATGAACACGGCGAACGCGGATCAGCGCCGCGAGACTCGTCGGCGTCGCGCGGAGGACAGGAAGCGCCGCAAGGACGAGGCGAAGTCGATCGCGATGGCGCACCTGGACGGGAAGCTCGTGATCTCGCCGGGCGACGCGTCGGACGCGGAGTCGCTCCTGAAGCGACGCCGCAACGAGTGGTGGCGCAAGAAGCAGGACCAGCGCGCCGGGGTCGACGACTACGACGCGATCCGATGGGTCGCCGAGGTGTTCGCCGACGACGAGGTCGGCCGCACCGACGCGCCGAGCGAGATGGCGTGGAGCCTTCTGGCTTTCGCGCGCTCGAGCCCCGCGAACACGGCGACATTCTGGGGGACGCTGTTCAAGTCGATCGCGCTTCCGAAGCGCAGCGACATCGAGGAGATGCAGCGCAACAGGGCTGGTACGCGCCACATCATGGCCGCCATCGAGGAGGCCCGCGCCTCGTACAGGGATGCGGTCGGGACCGATCCGCCGTCCGTGGAGGCGCAGTGAGCTCGTACAGGCACCTGGTGCCCGCGGACCCGCGGGCGAACCTCGAGTGGAGGGCCCGCATGCTCGCGTGGTCGACCGACGACCACGAGCGCCAGAACGCGCTCCGCACGATGTGCTCTGACGACCCGCTGTTCTGGTTCAACGCGTTCGTGTGGACCTACGACCCGCGCAGGAAGGTCGGCGTGATCCCGTTCGTGACGTGGCCGTTCCAGGACCGCGCGATCGTCGAGCTCGACGACGCGATCGGGAACCACGACATCGCGATGCCGAAGTCGCGCGACATGGGCGCGTCGTGGATGCTGTGCGGGCTGTTCCTCTGGCGGTGGCTGTTCAGGCGCGACCAGTCGTTCTTGCTCGTGAGCCGCAACGAGGACTACGTCGATAAGACGGGAAATCCCAAGAGCCTGTTCTGGAAGATCGACCACATCCTGAAGTACTCGCCCGAGTGGATGCTCCCGCGCCGCGAGAGGGCCAGGCTCCGCCTCACGAACATGGAGAACGGCTCTACGATCGACGGCGAGAGCACGACCGGCGACGTGGCGCGCGGCGACCGGCGGACGGCGATCGGGCTCGACGAGTTCGCGGCTTTCGGCGACGACGACGGGTGGAAGGCGCTGGCCGCGACGCGCGACGCCACGAGGTGCCGCATCTTCAACTCGACGCCGAGCGGGATCGGGAACGCGTTCCATTCTGTCTGCACGAACGAGCACATCCGTCAGGTCCGCCTGCACTGGACCGAGCACCCGGAGAAGGCGCGCAGCCTGTACCACGACAGGTACGGGAAGGCGCGCAGCCCCTGGTACGACGGCGAGGTGAAGCGTTGCGCGACGCCGATGGAGATAGCGCAGGAGCTCGACATCTCGTTCGAGGCTTCGCAGGCGAACCTGTTCGAGACGTCGAGGATCCTCGAGTTGCAGTCGAGGACCCGTCCCGCGCTCCAGCGCGGAGAGCTCGTCGTCGACGAGGGCGGGAATCCGCTCTCGTTCGAGCCGAAGGCCGAGGGCAGGTACCATCTGTGGATGGCCCCCGACGCCAGCGGATGCTTCCCCACCGACCGCCGCTTCGCGATGGGGGTCGACGTCTCGACGGGAACCGGAGCGTCGAACTCGGTCATGTGCGTCATGGACTGCAGGACCGGAGAGCAGGTCCTCGAGATGGCGACGGCGGACATGCGTCCGGACCAGTTCGCCAGGCTCGTCGTCGCCGTCGGGCGATGGTTCAAGGGCGTCGACGGTCATGGCGCGCTCGTGTGCTGGGAGCACATCGGGCCGGGCCGCATCCTCGGCGACGTCGTCATCGAGATGGGGTACAGGAACCTGTGGCGTCGCCACAACCAGGACGTCGTCGGCAAGCCCGTGACGCAGTCCGTCGGATGGTTCCCGAACCGCGAGGAGAAGGTCAGGCTCTACGGACACTTCCGCAAGAGCCTGGATTCCGGGGCCTTCATCCCGAGGAGCCGCCAGATGGTCGATGAAATGCGGGAACTGGTGTACGACGACTCCGGAGGAGTCGTGCATGTGCGGGCCGCGACGTCGATCGATCCGTCGGGCGCGAAGGGGAACCACGGCGACCGCGCGACCGCGGCCGCCCTGGCGTCCCTGGCCGGGGCAACGCAGCCCCGCATCACTGGAGCGGTGCTCCAGGCGACCGCGTCGCCTGGATCAATCGCCCATAGGCGTCGGACGTTCGAGGCGAAGGCTTTGCAAAGGAGCACCTGGTGAAGAAGGAAATCAAGTGGCAGAAGCTGCGTTCCGCCGTCGAGTGGAGCCGGTTGCGGCTTCGCCCGTACCGCGAGTCGCGCATGGACGCGCTCAAGCAGTACGTCGGCGCGCACTGGAACTCCGACACGCAGTCGGAGCGGTACCCGATCAACCTGCTCGAGCTCGCGGTGCAGGTGTACCGTCGGCAGCTGGCGGCCCGCCGCCCGGCCGTCACGATCGCCGCGCGCGACCGTCGCGACAAGCCGCTGGCCGCGACCCTCGAGGTCGCGGTCAACGACGTCCTCCGCGAGATCGACGCCGAGCGTTCGTTCCAGTCCGCCGTGTTCGACGCCATCTTCTCGATCGGAGTCGTGAAGGTCGGGCTCACCGAGAGCGCGCTCGCCGACGCGAACGGATGGCTCAACGACCCTGGCATCCCGTTCATCGACGTCGTCGACCTCGACGACCTCGTGCTCGACATGACCGCGCGAAAGTGGGACGCGCAGCTCTTCTGCGGGAACAGGTACGTGCTCCCGTACGACGAGGTGATGGACTCGAAGCTCTTCAAGGGACGAGACATCAAGCCGTCGATCATCAGCCCGTACAACGAGCAGGGCGACCGGCGCGCGTGGAGCCTCGGGACGTCGACCAGCTGGTCCGACGAGAGCCTCGCCCGCGACATGGTCGAGATGTGGGACGTGTGGCTCCCGATCGACAGGCTCATGCTCACCTTCTGCGCCGACACGACCGGCGGCCTGATGGGCGATCCGATCAGGACCGTCGAGTGGTCCGGACCGGAGGAGGGCCCGTACCACCACCTGTCGTTCCAGCCCGTCAGCTCGAACCTCATGCCCGTCGCGCCGATCGCGAACCTCCGCGACCTCGCCGACCTCACGAACCGCGTGTTCCGAAAGCTCGGTCGGCAGGCGGAGCGCCAGAAGACGATCACCCTCGTGTCGGGCGGTGCCGACGAGGACGGCGAGCGCGTGATGCGCGCCGACGACGGCGACGTCATCCGCGTCGACCGTCCCGAGGCGACGCGGGAGGCCAGGTTCGGAGGCATCGACCAGCCGAGCCTGGCGTTCGCCATCCAGACGCGCGACCTGTTCAGCTACCTGGCGGGCAACCTCGACGCGATGGGCGGCCTCTCGACGATGGCACCGACACTCGGACAGGAGGAGCTGCTGAAGGCGTCGAGCAGCCAGAAGATCCAGGACATGCAGGCGAGCATGCTGAAGTTCGCGCGCGCCGTGTGCAAGGCCGTCAGCTGGTACGTGTGGACGGATCCGATCCGCGACTACCAGCTGCTGAAGCCCGTGGCCGGGACCGACATCGAGGTACCCGTCGTGTTCGGTCCGAAGGACCGCGACCCGGAGTCGAAGTTCCTCGAGATGAGCCTCGACATCCGGCCGACCTCGATGCAGGACGCGAGCAACACGCAGCGTCTCCAGACGATCACGCAGACCTTCACGCAGTACCTGTCGCCGCTCGCGCCGATCATGCAGCAGCAGGGCATGATGCTCAATGTCGACGGATTCCTGCGCCAGGTCGCGGAACTCACGAACACGCCGGAGATCATGGAGCTTGTGAAGGTCGCCCCGACGCCGAATCCCGCCGAGGCTGGCGCGGGCCAGCCTGGTTCCGCGCCGCAGGAGCAGCAGATGCCGCAGAAGACCACCCGCGAGTACGTTCGCAGGTCGGTCCCGAGC